CGGTCGATTGGTGCCCATGATCCATGATCCAAGACTGCGTCTATGAACTCCCCGTCATCGAGCGGTCGTCTCTCAAGATCGGCACTTTCATCGACCTGGCCACCAGCACGAATACGCGCGCCGATTTTACGGTTATCGCCACCTGTGGCCTGGATGATAAGGCGAACATCTACATCCTCAATATCCTTCGTGGCCGCTGGGAGTGGCCGGATGCAAAAGAGCACATCATCGACGAGATCCTCTCCCAGGGAGTTGGCCTGGCCGGCGTCGAGACCAACGGCTTTCAGCTCTCCTCCTTCCTGGAGCTGGTCCGGGAGAAGCGCCTTCGCAGTGTCGCCTTCTATCCCGTCACGGTCAATAAAGACAAAGTGAGCCGCGCCCTGCTCTGCTCGGCCCGCGGTGCCGCCGGCAAGCTGTTCTACCGCAAAAATGCCTCCTGGTTTGAGACGCTGCTCTACGAATTCACCAATTTTCCCGGAGGCGATCACGACGACATAGTGGACGCTGTTACGGGATGCATCGAGCTTCTAAACAATTTCCAGGCTGCAGCCCCGGTGGTCTCGCCTGGCGTTCCCAAAAAGCGCAGTAAATGGAGAGGGAGAAGATAGTGGCAAACAATAAAAAGAACATGAAACTGGTCGAGATGGGCCGCACCGGCCTCACCCGCTTTGGCGGTTACATCTCGGAGGAATGGCTTCCTGAACTGCAGGGCAGGAGGGGCGCTGAGATCTACAAAAGGATGGCCGACAGCGATGCCATTGTTGGTGGATACCTGTTTGCCATCAGGGAGATCGCCAAATCGGTTCCCTGGTTCGCCGTTCCCGCCAACAGCAGCGAAGAGGGCCAAGAGGACGCCAAGTATCTGGAGAGCTGCATCTATGACATGTCCACACCCTGGCCCTCCACCCAGGAGAGCCTGAATGAGTGGATCTATGACGAGGAGACAGACACTCTCATTGGCATGAGCCAGATCCCGGCACCGGACTACAGGGAGCGCAGGATTCCTCTCAGTAAGGCTCTGCATTTTGTAACCACTTCGTCTAAGGGTAACCCGGAGGGCCGGTCCCCCCTCAGAAACGCTCGTCGAAGCTGCTATATGAAAACTCAGATCGAGGATCTGGAAGGGATCGGAATCGAGCGCGATCTCGTTGGTTATCCGACTCTCTATATTCCGTTGGAGGTCTTCAAGCGGGAGACTGACGACGCAGCCACGGCCTACAATGATTTCATGGATGTGATTTCTAACATCCGGAGGGACGAAGCCGAAGGCATTCTCCTGCCAGCGGTCTTTGACCAGAACGGCAACCGGCTTTACGAGTTCAAGTTGCTCTCCTCCTCAGGCACGCGCCAGTTCGACACCAGTCGGATAATAACCCGCTATGATGGCCGCATTGCTCTGACTGTTATGGCCGGTTTCCTGCTCTTGGGCCAACAGAATCAGGGCAGCTATGCACTTTCTGAAACCATGTCCAAGATGTTCTATCAGTCGCTGATGTCTCTCCTGGACAACATAGCTGAGACGATAAACACCCAGGCCGTTCCCGAGCTTTTCGAGCTGAACGGCTGGGAACGGGATGAGCTTCCCTACCTCGCCCACGGAAAGGCAGAGCCCACCAACCTTGAGGCTCTGGGCAACTTCCTCGGAAGGCTCACAGATATGGGCATGGAGCTGGACGATAGGCTGGAAAATCATCTGCGTGGCATTGCCGACATGCCCTTGAGAGACACGAAACAACAGCCTTCTCGGCGAAAAGCGAAGCCCGCAACAGCACCAAAAAAATCACGGCAGCGAAAGATACCGGAAGCAGAGGCAGAGCCAGGCATTGAAGAGAGCGAGGAGGTGGCTGCCTGATCTCTCCTCTGCTTCTTTTGGTCTCTCTTTCTCTAGATGTGGGTGTTTTGACTGCAAGAAATGGCTCTAAGTGGCAATGCCACAGCGGCGGCATCAGGAGGATCTAATGGTAAATGGCTGGTGGTGGAGGTGTGGAAATGGCAAACCCTGCAAAGCTTGCCTGGAACGAAAAGGCCAGTTCTTCCCTCTTTTTGTGCCTTTTCAACAAATTCATGATAATTGTGTATGCTATCCCGAGTTGTCTGAAGTAGAGTCCCCTGAATATTCGGGGATAGTACCCGAAGAAGAGATCTCTGGCCTGCAGAGGATCAGCTTTGAAACGAACGAGCCAGCACCAGAAGTCCCTCAAATTGGGGATGAGAATCTAAAGTTCATCATGCCCCAATCTCCTGATGCGGGCCTGGGTGAACTGCGTCAAGTTCCGACCCTCCAAAAAGATGAGAATCTAATGACATACTTTTCAAGTTTTGACGATTTATGGACACACTGTGAGCCCTCTCTTGATAGCGGCTCCGAGCTCTACGTGGAGAAGGCCGGACAGAGGCGGGAATTCTCCAGTCGCCGTGAGCTGTCGATCCTGGACCGCTGGGCCGGGGGAGCGACGATCGTCACGGACGGAGCGGAGAGGGCCGTGCTCTTCAAGGCGGAGATGCAGCCGCAATGCATTGAGAACGCCAGAGCGGTCTTTGTCGCTGCATCGCCCAACAAAATCGAGGTCATGAGAGGTGTTCCCCTAGCCGGTGAGGGCAGGAGACTCTTTCGAAAGTCCATCCTGGAGCCGGCTGGCCTCCTGGAGCCGGAGACCGGCTTTCTCTACCTCGTGCCCCGCTGCCTCAACCGTGAGCCGCGGGTGGAAGAGATTGACGCCTGGCGCCCCTGGGTCTTGCAGCAGCTCCAGACTATGAACCCCAGGGTAGTGGTCTCCCTGGGAAAAGCCGCGGCAGAGGAGGGGCTGGCTGCAATTACCATGCCTCATCCTCATGCCGTCCTCCGCCATGGCGACTCCGGGGAGCTGGCCCGGAAGGTCAAGCGTCTCAAAGAGTCTCTGGCCGAGGCCCAGAACATCGATCTTAATTTAAATAGTTGGAATCTTAAGGAATTGCCCATCGTCGGAGAAGAGTTTCACGCCCCGATTTTCAAGGCCGATGAGGAAAGGCGCTTGGTGTACGGCGTGATTGCCGAGTCCGATATGATAGATGCTCAGGGCGATGTGATGAGTGCCCGCACTATCGAGGACATGGCCCACGACTATATGATCCGGTCCAGGAAGTTCGACGACCGGCACAACTGGAAACAGGTTGCAGCAGTGCTAGTAGAGTCCTGGATTGTGCGGGAGGATACCAATCTGTTCGGCCAACCTGTCAAAGCCATTTCGTGGGTAATCGCAGTAAAGGTCTTTGACGATATGATTTGGCAGAAGATCAAATCAGGCGTTTACAAGGCATTCAGTATTGGAGGAAAAGGTGTCCGGGTCCCAAGAGTACGATTTGTTTGATTCAGAAGCGGAGTTCATCAGCTTCGTTCCTCGTGGGGCGAATAAGAAGCAATTCCTGGTGGTGAAGGAAATGAAAGAATTGAAAGAAGACATTGTAAAGACCATCCTGGAGACGCCAGACGAGGATCTGGAAAAAGCTCTCCGGGAGGCGGGCCTGGAAGGTGAGGGGGCCGAGGCGCTTGTGGGAGCGTCAAAGCTCTTGAAGGCTTACAAAGATGCCCTTCCCGAGAATGCACTTGCGTTCTTGAGCAAGTGCACAGGGCTTGCCGTACCTGAATTTTTGAATAAGAATGTGCCGAACAATGCCGGAACGGAGACGAAAAAGCAAGCTGAAGGAGGACTGTCTAAAGAGACCATCGCCAAGATGGACCCTGCGACTCAGGCCGTTGTAAAGCAGCTCCTGGAGGAGAACGTTGTAACCAAAGCCGAGGCTAAAGAAGCCAAGCAGATTGCCAAGGAGCTAAAGGAAGAGAAGATCCTCAAGCAGTATGTCGAGAAGGCCGAAGATCTTCCCCATCTGGCAATTGAGCCCATCAAGTTCGGTCCTGTGTTAAAGGCCCTGGGCGAGGGTCACCCGGCTGAGTTCTCGGAGATCTTCAGGGTTCTCAAGGCGGCAGATGCCCTACTCGAGAAGAGCCTTGCTTTTTCAGAGATTGGAAAAGCTGGATCCGGTGAGTCGGACGCCGAGGCGCAGGTCTACGCCAAGGCCAGGTCCATGGTGGCCAAAGACGGAGAGCTGACTTTTGATGAAGCGGTCTGCAAGGTCCTGGACGATAATCCTGAGCTATACGAGAAGTACGAAGATGAGCGCCAGAAAACCGTAAAGAGGAGGGGCAAGTAATGGCTGGCGCTGAGATCGTTTACTCTACGAGCATCCTGGCTGGCGCTGACCTTTCTGACAAGCAGTTCCATTGTATCAAGCTCCATCCCTCCGGCCAGATGATCCTCTCCGGTGCCGGGGAAAACTCGCTCGGCATTTTGCAGGATAAGCCGGCCTCTGGCCAGGTAGGAGCTGTCTGCTGCCTTGGAAAGAGCATGGCCGTCTACGGGGCCGAGGTGACTGCAAACCAGGACCTGACGCCAGATGCCAGTGGAAGATTGGTTCCGGCTACAGGCGACGATGCCCAGGTGGCTGTGGCTGCACAGTCCGGTTCTGCCGGAGAGATTCACAGCGTCTACTTAGTCTCCAGAGCGAGTGCAGGTGCCATCCAGAAGAGCGTTCTGTCCATCCCCTACAAGCTATCCAAGATAGCCAATGGCGATCTGGTTACAGAGATCGTTCCTGGATTTCCGGGGAGGATCATCAAATGGTGGTTTACTATCACTGATCCTGCCACGACGCCGGCCAAAGCGGCCGATCTCAATTTGGAGATCAACTCCGCCAATGTAACCGGTGGTGTCCTGCAGCTCACTTCGGCCAACTGCACACCTAAGGGAAGCAGAGTCGATGCAGCCGCCATTACTGAAAACAATGTCTTCGGTGCTGAGGACTCCATCAGCATAGAAGCTTCGAACGTCACCGCCTTTGCGGAGGGTGAAGGCGTGCTCATGATCTCGATAGAATAGGAGATGAAGGAACAATGTCTCAACCTACTGCAGGCGATGTCCACGTAAACCGCCTGCTTGGAAACATTTCGACCGCTTACATCCAGAAACGGGGCTCTTTCGTGGCCGACCAGGCTTTCCCGGTCGTGCCTGTGGACAATAAGAGCGACCGCTACCCAACTTACAGCAAAGAAGATTGGATGCGAGATGAAGCTTCGGAGCGGGCTCCAGGAACGGAATCGGCCGGTGGCAGCTATGAAGTGGATACAGAGCCTAACTTTTTCTGCAAGAAGTACGCTTTCCACAAGGATATTGACGACGACACCCGAGCAAACCAGGATATGCCCTTAGATGCGGATAGAGACGGCACCCTCTTTGTGAGCCAGAAGATGCTCCTCAAGCGGGAGAGGGTCTGGGCTAGCAACTACATGACCAATGTCTGGGGCTCTAACTTGACGGGAGTAGCCGGAACACCTGGTGCCGGAGAATTCAAGCAGTGGGATCAATCTGGAGCTGCCATCCTCAAGAACGTCGAGGATTGGAAGGAGTCTATAGCCGCCACGACTGGATCTGAGCCTAATATCTTCGTTTGCGCTCCCGATGTGCTGGCAAATCTCAAGGTCAGTCCCGA